TTCGTAGTAATCCACCATGAACCATCTTCCATTAGAAGTTTTGTACAATTAGGATCATCAGAATGATTACCAAAACCACCAAGAGGAGTTCTAAGATAACCATTTTCTTCTTTTTCATTTGGAACATGAATTTTCCCTATTATTATGTTTGCAGGAATATTTTCAGTCGCAAATAATCCTAACCCTTCAATTGGAGATTTTTTAATCGTTATTGAATCGGGCAAAGGCTTGTACATTATAATGTCAACCCTGTCACGTTTGCAAGATAATTCTTTTCTGCTTGATCTTTGGGATCATCTTGTGCAATAACATGATCTATTGAAATTGATATTTTGGCACTCTTTCCTGACATCATCCAAGGCACTAATGCAAACCCCATTTGTCCTTGTTGATTGGTTGGAATTGCTTGAAGTGTCATTGGGTTATCCAGTTCAAGCAAATTATTGTGTTCTGTTACTCTCGCCATCACTTCTTCACCAGTAATTAATTTCAAAATTTTAACATCATTTGCCATAGTTTAAATTCTCCTTATCTGCTAATTTCTTTGTTAAATGTTGGATGAGGAGTACCACAAACATTAAGCCATTCTTGGTCATCCATAGTCCACTCTTCAAGTTTGTAATCATAGACCATCCACATTTGATGATCTTCCTTATTACAATATTCACAGTACATTTGTTCAATTATTGTTGTAGGATCTAATTGCTTAGAGTGAATACATCCTATTTGTCTCCACCCCTTTATAGGCTCTAATTCCTTGAAGATTGTTCCTTCAAATCCTCCCATTCTCTCTGTCAAATCTAAACAATGTTCATCTTTACCACATTTAACATTTTGTCTTAAAGGATCACTCCACTCCCAGTCATCGGGCAGTTTAAAATATCCTACACATCCAGTAATTACTAATGTTAATATAATTAGATACTTCATTCTTAAAAACGCAATTGTATAAATACGGGTGTAACACCGATCAAATTAAAAGAAGTAAGGTAATTAAAAATAAAAAGATTACCAAAAAATTAAATATAAAGCAAAATAGAATAAACATATTAAAACGATCCATTCTATTTGCATCCAATGTCCGAAAAGTTTTCCTCTCAAAAAACCCTCCTTTCTGAGATATCAATCCCACAAGTCTTTATCCCAATCCTTGCGATAATGTTGTTTTGACTTTTTTTGTTTAGTTTTCTTCTTAGGTTGTTCTGGAAGGTAATTGCCCCAAATTCTTCCACGGCCTTTTCTTTCCAAAATCGAACCCATCCTTCTAATGTCTGTTATACTACTCATTTTTCCTCATAATGTATAAACGGCCAATACTTGACCAAGAATTAAGCCAGCAGCTATTGCTGACAAAAATATAAACCATTTTCCTGTATTATCCAAAATCATCCTTGTGTATAAAATTCTCACAAGACTCTCCGATACCTGGAATTACAGGTTTTCGTAGTCTTGTCTTGTCGTTTATCAAATCAGGTTTTCCCCATCTCGCTTCACGAAAGAATCTATACTCGTTTTTTGGATGAGTGCATCTAATACCTCCACCAATATCTACGAGCCATTGTATATGATGACAGTTGTTACAACAAACTTCATCTCTAGGGATATCATCCCATACTCTATACTTACTCATATTATTTATTTAAATTACCACTATTATACATGATAATTGTAGAAAAGTCAAGTGTTTATTAATTTAAAAGTTCATCATCACTTTCTTTTTCTAGATGTTTATTAACTATTTTCTCTATCTTTTTTGTTGCCATTTCTTCTGCATATTCCATTATAACTTTTACTATTTTATTTTCATCAAAAGGTTTACTGTATTGTATGTATCTTGCTAAATGGTATGCATCTATTAGTTGATCATACCATTCATGTTTCCAATGTCCGGCTACGAATTGTTTATCTTTAGTGTGGTAAGAAAGTTCACCTGATTCATTGTCATACCATAGATGTAATACACCGACAAAATGTTTTTGTTCTTTGTCCTCAAATCCTTGTATGATATGATTTATACCCATAGATGGGAGGAAGGGAAATTCAGGGGATTTATAAAGTTTATAACGAAACTGAATGTTCATTGCCTCACGTAATTCATCTCGTACTTCTGGATCCATTGGTAAATATCTTTCACTCATATCACCACGGCCATGATCCACTCCACTTCATATTTGCTTCTCTATCAAGAAGTAGATAGTCAATTTTTTCAGGTTTCATTTGTTCAAATGCTTGCATGATTTCAATGTGGGAAAAACTTGCACAAGAATAAACATCACATTGTACTAGTGCAGGTCTTTCTTCATCCCAAATGTGTATTGATATATGTGATGTTTCAATCATCACTATACCAGTTACTCCACGATTACCTTCTTTAGCCACATAAGATGAATATGGACCTCCTAAGATTTTCATGTCTATTCGTTTCACCAAATCGCGTAGCCATTTTTTAGTTTCTGTTGGTGTAATTAATGGTTCGTTCACTTCTGCTCTCATAATCATGTGCTTGTGAACTACGTTTGGCATTTTACCTTTCTGAAGTCCTACACTTTTTTCTTTCGTGTAGTCTTCTTTTTTGTGGTTTTCTTTTTCTTTCCTACTTTAATTGCTTTGGGTTTCCGTTCCACAGTTGTTTCTTCTAAGACATAATCTTTTTTTTCAGACTTAAATAGTTTAAGTATTTTATTAAACCAACTCATGCTATCTCCTCAATAGTTATTTTTAATGGATATTGATTTTGTTGTGCTTCTTCAGCAGTTTCGTAAGCTTTTTGTTCAGCAATTTCAAGGTGATATATTCCTGCAACACCTATACCATCTTCGTGTACACTTAACATAATTCTTTCTGCACGATCATAAGGATGATGGAAAATTTCTTGTAAGACAAATACCACAAAATCCATTGGTGTATAATCATCGTTATGTAATATAACGGCATACTTACTAGGTTTTCTTGGTTCTCTTACTCTTTTAAGTCCACGACCCGTAGCACCTTTTCTTGGTTTTTCTGTTACAGTACCATCTTCATTAGGCGTCTGGTCCTGTTGCACTTTCGCCATCTTTACATCCTAAAGTATTATATTTCACCTTTTTCCACAATTCTTTAATGACATCCCATTTCATCCAAATTTGATTACCACCGGAATCACAATGTTGAGAATATAACGAATTATCAATATTGAAAAATCCCGCTTGCATCCATACAAACTCCTTATTCTGTGGGGGAGTTTTAACTTTGTGCCAGTCTTCAGGAGGTACAGCACAACCAACTAATAAAAACATCAACGTTGCCGTGATGATTTCTTTTCCTCTGGTTTTTTTCTTATTTGTGTTATACATCCCTTATATCCATCTGTTGTTGTATAAGTAAGAGTAGTACATAGTTGAATAATTTCACCATTTATCATAACTTCTGTAATGTTTTCAAACTGTTCTCTTTTTTTTCTTTTACTTCCCCTGGCCACGATAACGTTTCCAATTCCTCTTCTTGTCTTTGTTCTTAGGTTTAGATGCTGAAGATTTACCTATACTAGTTCTTTTTTTACTGGTGTTTTTCCGTACAAATTCGTAACTACTCCACCCTCTTGCTTTTTTAGCCATTATGTTTGAATCCCTCTTTCATTTTAATATCCGATTTATATCCACAATGTGGACATGTCATTGATTGATTTTTTCCGTCTTCTCTTTTTTGTATAATTCCTGCGTAACTCCACCAATTTTTACATTCTCCACATAAAAAATGAAACAATGTCTCCCATGTGTATTCATGTGTCCATCCCACTATTCCTCCTTTAATTTAGTATGTGTGGTACTTCCTCCGTTATTGGCCCGTAAAGGTCATCCCAAATTTTTGTAAATACACTTTCTATTTTATCTCTCTCTAAGATTAGAAAATCCCCATAAGTATCTATAATTAAATAGTTTCCACCATCTGTAAATTTGTGAATGAGATAATCATCTGTTGTTCCAACAAATTCTGTTGTTTCAATAAGTTCCTTAAACTTCTTTACATTCATATCTATTTATTTTGTTTTTCCACTTCCCAAATAGTTTTTAATTTACTTCTCTTATCTCTTTCTGTGATTAGTTTCCTTGCTTCTTTGTTACGTTCATTCCAATCTTTTGCTCGTTTTAGAATAGTATCTTTATTCCTTACATAATACTCTTTTAGATACTCTTTTCGTTTGTCATCATGTTTCCATTTCTCAGCAAGTCTATCCTTATTCTTTTCATAGTATTTCCGATTGGCAATTTGTTTTCTCTCTTTAGATGTCATATACAATATTCCCTGAAATAGTTATTCTATCCTCTTCACAATTATAAAAAGGATAAACTAAATGTCGAATTTTAGAAGGAAAAAATAGTATTAATCCTTCACAAGAAGGATCTAACCTGTAAACATATCCATTAATCTGTCCTAATACATCAACATATAAAAATTCAAAATTACCGGCGGCTGGAGAATTACTCGCTTTGACATGAGGCAATTCATATTGTTCTCTCCAATCATAAGGTATTTTTATCATAATCGCAAATGAAAAGACCCCTGAATGATGATGGTATGGATTAAATTCATGTTGTTTTTGAAAATTTACCCACCACTCATTAAGAGCAAAGGGAGCTTTCGCGTTACCAGAGAATACGTTAGGATCAAATCCACTCATTGTTTGAGAATACTCTTCGAAACGTGAAGGATATTCTTCCCTGTATTCTGCAATTAAATTAATCAGTACATTGTCAAAAAACCAATTATCTATATCATGTAAGACGTAACTCTTAGAAATATTTCCAGCTAATCCCTTATTCTTAACCTCTGTATTTTTTGATACTTCAATGTATTCCCATAACTTATCCATTGCAGGTGTACCACGTAAATTGCCCTCTATACCGAAAGCACATTCATTATCCCCCATACTACTACGTACACCAACAAGGGTTTTTTTTATGTTTCTAGGTGGTATTATCATACTAAACCTTCAGCCCCTGCTTTTGCTATAAAATAAGAATCTACTATATCACTAATAGGATTGATTATTTTCTTTGCTTTAGGTGTTAATTGTTCTTTGAGATCATTGGGGGTAAGAAGTTCCCCGACAAAGGCTTCATACATTTGTTCTTTATTCGAATTACCTTTGCCTGTAGCAAACTTCTTAATAACTGTGGGGGGATATGTTTTAAATGAGATCTTACTTTTCCACATTTTATGCTTTAACAATCCTGTGTTTTCTGCTATTGAACGAACACCGGCTTGAGCTGAAGTAGCAAAAGCATACCCCTCAAGGAACACTTCCTCGCAACCTTGAACAATGTTATATGCCCAAGTTGCGAGTTTTTCATGTCGTTCTTCTTCAGACTTCCACTCGGGATAGGGTTCAGTTCTTATATTTTCTAACCCAGACCTGGCGGCAAGTTGTCGTTGTTTTTCATTATTAGATAGATAATGAAAAACACACCCATCAAAGTCAAAATGTCTATCATTTTCATCCTTATATACACATATTGCTGGTGAAGTTAATGAATAATCAATCCCAGCTATCTTCATCATCTGTTTCTCCTGATTCACTAACTACTTCAAGATAGTGACCACAAAAGGAACATACTTCCAATCCTTCAGTATCACTTGTAAAAATTTCATATTCTTTATCACATCCATCACATAATATATTTACTGTTGCATTTCCATCTTCCCAGACTATATCTACTGGCATATATCCATTGCCTTTCCCTAGTTAGTTATATCTTGTCTATACAATTTGTCAGTTGGAACAGTAAATTTCTTTAAAGTAATGTTACCAACTTTCATAAAACGTTTGTCCCTAATAATATTAACAGTGATATCTTCACCAATATTATATTTTATTAATTCATCTGCAAATTCAACATCAGTATTAATAGGAACATCATTGATACCTATAATAGTGTCCCAAGCCTTTAACCCTTCCGGTATTGGATTAGTTGGTTCATTGTCATTACTGACTAATAACCCAAAACTATTTGGAATTGTGGTATTTATATCAGGATGTCTTTTCAAGATTTCTTCTTTTTGACTGTCTTTTCCAGACAAGCTAATAACCATAACACCTAATGCTGGGCGATCTACTTTACCTTCTTTCAACATTTTAGTGAGTGATTTTTGTGCAATATCGGCTCTAACTCCAAGTCCGACTCCTGCATTTGAATTTGTTCTTGAAACCATCAATGTAGCAACTCCAACGATTTCACCTTTTTCATTAATTAACGGACCGCCAGAGTTTCCTTTATTGATTGCGGCATCCACTTGAATAGATTTAATGTAAGGGTGTCTTGCATATCTATCATTATTAGAAATAATACCTTTTGATAAGCTCCATGCCATTCCCAAAGGGTGTCCAAAAGCAAATATTTCTAGTCCTGTATATATGTCGTATGATTCGGCAAACTTTAAATATGGAACTTTTCTTTCTAGTCCAATAACTTCAAGTAGAGCCAAATCAGCTAATGGGTCTTCTCCAATAACTTTTACTTGATATTCAGTCCAATCGTTTTCATCCCAAAAATATAAATTAATTGTCTTCTGTCCATATACACAATGAAAATTGGTTAGTATATAACCTTTTTCATTGATAGTCATGCCTGAACACAATGAATTGGGTGAAGAACGTGATGGATCTTCTAATTTGTTTACCGATAGCAATACTACCGATCTTTTCACATTTTCAATAATTTCTTTATCAATGGCTTGTACCGGATTGACAAAGAACACTAATATAGAAAAGCATAACAAACCAAACAGTTTAAACTTTTCCATTTTTTACCTTGTTAAAAATTTAATAGAGGCAAATCCTTATCTTCTTGTGGCAAGTCCTCTGGTAGCTCTGGTGAGTCTGATTTCCCGGAATTGTTATCAGATGATTTACCCTCTATTTCCGTGTCACTTTGAGTTTCATTATCAGACCACTCTTCAAGCCCTTCAAGAGCTTTCTCATCTAAAATAACTAATCCTTGTAAAGTGCCATATTCTTTAACACACTTTAAAGAATTTCTCATAAACAGTTTTGGAAGAAGTGATTGATCTTCCATGCTATCATTGTTAATAAAATCTACGTAAGCTTTATACTTATGTTTTGTTCTAATTTGATCTAGTACACAAAAACAATGTACTAACATTAAACGTGCAATATGAGGGGGCGGTTGTTGAGTCATAAGTTGTGGATTACCCATAGCAATCCATCTCATTATTCCACTATAACAAACATGTACGGTATCGTAAATAACTTGACTCGGCCACCCATCATCAGGTATTTTATAAGGTTCTTGTGCTCTAGATTGAATATTCAACACCATAAAACACACGCCTGTAATAAGAATACAGATTAACAATTTAATCTTCATATCGCAAATCCAATATACAGTAATAAAAGTATTATTATAGCTAATTCTACGACTAGTACAGTATGATACCATACCCACCTAGTCTCATAGAGTTTATCTTTCTCTATTTTATCTCTATGAAAAGTAAAATATACTTTATCTTTTACATCTTCTAACCACATATCAAATTTATCTTTAACTGACATGTGCCCCCTTGGCTATAAGTTATGTAACGGATGGAGAAATATCTACAACCTCACATCCTTTCTCTGAAGTACAAGCAAATTCTTGACTTGCACTAGTATAATCTTGAGTTTCAAAATCTGCTAAAGATGACCAATTTACATCCTTTGGCATTTCTTTTACTAATTTATTATATTCTTCTTCAGTACAATCTTGATACGGTGCTTGTCTATACGTATGATCACTAAATGGTAAAAAACTAATACCACTTATATCATCAAAGTTTTCATATACCCAAGCTGCTGTATTTACCCATTCATCTTCCTTAATAGAGACAGTAACACTTGGTTTATGTTCACACCATTCTTTTGCATAGGTGTGCCATAAGGATAACTGCTTCCATGCAGTCATTTCTGTTCTACACGTTGCCCCTTCCGGACTCTTTTGTGGAAATGAAAAGACAGTAGTATGTTCAGGTTTACTGACATCCGGCTCATTTGGAAATCCCTCTGCCTTCATCATCTTACAGAGAGGATCTTTGTTGTCAGCCCTTACTGTCCTAATATAATAAGGATTATGGCGGGCATGAATACCAGAAGCAGAATCAACGAGCTGTGAAACAGTACCACTTGGTTTAACACAAGTAATGGCGGCAGCCCTTTCGATTCCAAGTTTTTCCGCATATTCTTTATTTGTCTTAACTGCGATATCTCTAAGTTCATTTAATATCTTTTTTATATTATCTTTCGACCCATTCGTTAATGCATTATCCATGATTCCGGTGAGACTAACTCCCAGTAATCGTTCTTCTTCACAATTTCGTTGCCACTCTCTAGAGAGGTATTTGAAGTTTGTGAGAGTTGATTGGAAAGTTCCCAAGATAGTTGCAACCCTAACTTTATCTTTGATAGATTGTAAATTATCGTTGGATCTGAGTACGACTTCGGACAAGTTGCAGAATTCTCTTGATCGTAAAATGATTTCGCTGCAAGGATTTGTGCCGAAATCATCTCTTGCCAATCTTCTTTGTACGTATGTCCCATCTTCTTCCTTTTCTTTATTATTTAGTTCACTTACATGGTTTTTACTTGCTAAACTACTGTAAATACCACGTTCTCCTGACTTACTATCGTAGAGTGATAACCACTCTCTCATGAAAGTTCCTACATCTGGCTTCTCTTTATAATTAACTGAATTGTTTGCTAGTGCTCTTTGTACGTTATCCTTGTACCATTCACCATGTTTAGCAAATCTCATTTCTCTATCATTAAGATTTGAAAGACTAATAAGAGCCGATCTACGAACACCACCCACGACAACAATTTCCGCTATCTTACAAACAATATCATGACATTCTACTGGTTTAAGTTTTCTACCTAATGCGTTTTTAATTGTACTAACTGTAAATTTAAAAAGGTCTATTAAAGGTTCTGGACCAGACGCTCTACCACCAAAAGTTTTTAAGGGTTCACCTGCTGCACGTACTTTACTTGTGTCCCACTTAGGTATATGTCCACCATATAGTAATGAAACCAATTCTTTAAATGCTCTCGCCCAACCTAACTTAGAATCTGCTACAACGATAGTAGTTTCAGTTTCATACAGTTCATCTGGTACTGATGGTAGTTTATTACAATATTCTTCTTCTACTGAAAACCCTACACCTGTACCATTCATTAGTACATAGAGTATTTCATCAAATGAACGTAAACTATCTATCTTAACGTATGAGCAATTATAACCAGCAACGTTTTCTTTTTGTAGAGCTGGGCCAGCAGTCATTAAACACCTCATTGAAGGCATTACTTTTAATTCTTTAACTGACTTTTCTAGTTCTACTCTTTCCCCATTTTCTAGAACATATCCACATGTTTCTTTCAAATGTTCAGTAAAAAAATCAAAGTACCTTTCAACAGTTTCATCCCATGTTTCTCTTCGTCCTTTGTCATAATCCCATCTTGCGTATCTTGATAAGTGTATAAATTGTTGGTATTCAGTAGGTAGCATTTTAATCCTTTTCTAAATTTTCTAATATGTTTCTTTCTATAATTTCTTCTTCTTTTCCATACGGGTATTTCCCATCCCATGAACTACACGGTGCTTGAACTTGACATTCTCTACAAATGGGTACTGGTACTGTTTTTCCATTTTTACGAAATATACCATTAGTTGAAGTATAACCATTTGCATTCCAATTTCCCATCACGAAATTATTTCCTCGTCCGTCTCCCATCTCCACATCTTTTCTCCAAGATGTTACTTTATCGACCATTTCTTTTGGGATATCTGGACGAATTTTTTCATGCCAATATTTTTTCATAGAAGGTATTCTTGGATGATCAGAATACGTTAAAAAATTATCACATGCTGCACTATTCATCCAATCAACCTCTTCATTATTATGAATTGCTCCAACAGGACAGTTTTCTCTACAAGCATCACACTCAATACACTTGTTCCAGTATTCTTCCTTAAAATTATTTCCCGCTACACGTTTGGTCTTAGGGGGATTTTGAATCATCTTCATAAATCCCACTACACATATTTTAGTGTCAAATCCAAACTTATAGTTATAGACTAAAGAATTTCTAGCCCGAACTCCTCGTCCAGAGAAAATTTCAGCCCATTTGAAATTTGTATAGACATGACCCCAATCAATAAACTCTTTACATCCATTTTGAGTTAATATTTCTGTTGCTTCTTCATATAGTGAATAGTCTAGTGCAACAGATGAATGTCTAATCAAAACAATTGCATTAACAAGATCGTTCCAATTGTAATGTATGTCGTTTATAAAATTCCATCCATGAAAATTTGCTATGCCCTTTATAGGAGTCATAGTACAAATTTCCAAGTGTTTCTTCGTTAGATATCCTATGTCCCATTTGTCAGAATCAAACCATTCTTTGATTTCTTCAAAGTCCATTTCATTTCAATTTTTCTAAAAATTCTGTTGATTCTCTCTCTGACAATCCATATTCACTCATAGTCCAACTCCCATTGAGATTGTCTTTTATTATTGCCATTTCTTTTTTTGAAAAGGTCTTTGCATCTAACACATAATCTGTAAATGCTTCACAACATATAGGAAAATGTGGTTCAACCAATTGCCACATAGCATCCGCAAAATGTTGTATTTCATCTTGAGCATGGGCATCACCTCTCAAGCGATAAAAATGGAAAAAGTTATGTAAATCTATTTTCCATATAACTTCAGTATAGTTAGATACAGGAAGTACTATCCGTGCTAACTCTCTTGATAGATCCCAATCTAATAGATTGTGGTAGGCGTTCTTCGCTCCGTCAAGAATTCGAAATATTTCAAATTCGATCTCTCCTGGATTACGTAACTCGCCATCTTCTCTACCTTGTTTATTTGTCGTGGATTGTGGTTTTAAATCTTTCCCTTTAGGGAAATAAAAGTCATCTGACATGACTGAGTACCTACCAGAGTACTCGTTCAAGTTTGCCGTCCTATGACGGACTAACTGGCGCATAACAAATATTGGGAGTTTCAAGTGGAACTTGACCTCACACATCTCAAAGGGTGAGGTGTGTTTGTGTCTCATTAAGTAACGTATTAGATTACGTGTCTGACTTGT